CGATAGAGTCTCTTCCTGTACTGAAAGGATTCTGTGTAATAATATCAAGGTTGTTGAGGAATCCAGCAGCAACGGCTTCAGCACGGTTCTTGCGTGTAGCAGTGGCTCCCACTTTTGTTTTTAGTACTTCTTTTGCCATATCATAGCGTCCCACAAAGTTACCCCATGCTTCAGCACGAGCAGCCGGTCTATCTGCCATCTGTGAATCGTTGAGTTTCTTCAGGATAGCAGCCACTTCTTGCCACATTCCAGCATCATCTGAACCAAGGGCCGGAGCAGCAATCCACTGCTCAATATTCTTAAGAAGTTGGGGTTCATCTGGTTTTATATATGGAGCCTGTGTTCTATTATCACGTCTAGCAGCTAGAATCTTTTCAAATTCGGTTTCAGTATAATCTACATTTTGGTCATCCAAAGCCGGTTTTCCTTCTTTCTCGGGGTCAATAATATCGGGACTTACAGGGAAACGGAAACCGCAGTTCTTACATGTATTACCGTAGCTAATTTTGTGTGACAAGCCTATCGCAGGACCTCTGTAGCAATTACGTAAGAAAAGTTTGTATAAAATATTCTTTGGTATTTCAACTTTAATAACTGGAATGTCACGAGGAGTCCACGGTGTCCAAATATGAGTTCCAGCAGGGGTTGATGTAGGTGTGCGGAGTTCAATTGTGCGTAGTGCGTTGGCTAAACGCCGAGCCTCTTCTTCTAAGGGTGGTAGACCAAGAACTTGTAAACCACCGCGTCTAATATCTTTCAAAGACATCGGTGAAGAATAACTGTCACTGCGGTCTAAACCATAGATAATTGCTGCATCTTTCTCGGCCTTCTTATAAGATTCCATCTTCAACTGACCATAGAGAACTGCTAGACGATAGAGGAGATTCTTACGCGGTCCATCTGCTCCAGCAATATTCATTGTAGCAACAGTTTGATTTGGGTCTGCTGATGTGGGCTCATTCACTACATTTGCTGGAAACTTAACAAATGGCTCGGGCATAAATCCAGTAGGTAAATGATCTTTTGCTGAAGCACGTTCTTTACCTTGCTCTAGCTTTAGGCTTTCTACGCGTTTCTTAATTATTCCACGGAGTTCATCGCTAATATCAGTCTGCTTACCTGATTTAGAGGTTCCTAGCAGTAGATTAGTTACAGTTACCATTGTCTTCTTTATAGCATCTTGACGTTTCGCAATATCGGGTAGTAGACTCCATGATGTAGAGGACCATGGATCTTCACGACGTTGGATAGATGCTACACAGCACGCAACATAATCTAAGGCTCCACTGCCCACTTCATCCGGATTCATTCCCTCTGTCGGAAATCCTTGAATTGAAAACCGGCATTGGCTGAACGGATGTCTAATTACAATTGGCGGTGAAGCAGTTTGAAGCATAAACATGAACAGGGAAGCGACAACCCCTATACGCTGATTACGGCTATATTCCTCATACGAAGGGAGTTTTCCGCGGGTGCCTCTCTCTTTTAGAGCCTTTACTTGCTGGTCGTATAGTTCGCGTGATGTAACTTTGTATTCTAAATAAACAATAGCATAGTGAATTATGTGGTCAATTACATCCTTGGAAATATCCACTGCTCCAGCACGTTCACTGATGACTTTGATGATTTGATAGAGTTTGGTTTCTTCTTCTGAGGCGTAGCGGATAACTTCTGTGCGTGAAACTAATTCAGTTAAATCAAGGGTCTTTTTATCATCGTCTTTTATTACAGAAGAACCGGAAATAGGAGCACCATCATCACTGTATTCTAAATGATTATCGTATTCAATCTCTTGAATGGGAATACCGCAGTTCTTGCACGCATAATGTTCTTCAAATACGGGTCCACCAAACTGAATCAGCAACGTCTTATGGAGCGAAAGGGCACGACCGGGATGTAGAACCTCATCTAACGTTAGGAGTTCATGAACACAAACCAATTCTTTCTTACACTCTTGGCACATAATCCAGTTTCCTACACGTGGGCCTCGAAACTTAGATAAGAATTCCCTGAATAATTCAATATAGGCAGAATGGTCAGTGCCTCGGTTAACCGCACGACGAACAGATACAAGGAATCGAACGTGGGCACATGAGTTAATCTGCGGTTTTGAACCCATGCGTTTTAGTTGGTCGGCCAAAATCATATGCTGATTATTTTCCGAGCCAATGATATTCTGTAATTTAATCTTGAGAAACTCGGGCTCAAAAACTGTTTCGCGGCCTTCAAGAGCAGTCAGAATTGTGGCATACTGAATAAAGGCTTCTCCACTAAATCCTTTCTCAAATTCATTCAAAATGACTTGTGAATTATTTCGTAGAGTTGTTTCTTTTACATTGAGATGCTTAATCATAATATTTAAGAAAACGTCTTCTATTACGCGTTTATTGAGTGTATTCGGATGTTCAATAATGGGGCCAAATGTTTCACCTTCTGCTGCTCCTTCAGCCATCTTCTTACTGACACGCTGACGAGTTGAGGCAGCTGCCTGCATCCACATCGATTTATTCTGCTCAATAAACTTCCAAACTTTATCTTGAAGCGCTTTGGGATAGTCGCTGCGATTAGGAACAAAAGCATCTAGAGCAACAGCTAAAAGAGGTGAAACGGGCGATAATCCATAAAGAGGTGTAATTGAACGTTTGAGATTATTGCTAATCCAAATATTCCAAAATTCGGGTGACGCATTCGCAACTTGTTCTTTTGTAATCATGAGTGAACGTGATTGGGAGTTTGCTTCAGTGACGGGAACAGGCAAAGGCTGGTTGAAAAGACCACGCTGAAAATCCGCAATCCGAATACGTGTCATTAAAGAGGGAATATTTACAAGAGTTCGTGTACGAATCACTGATTCGGTATCTAAGATAACATAGCCTGTTGTCACAACCTGGTCAGCCGGTTGAGCCACTGTTTCATGAGGTACAAGTTTATTGGCAAAGGCTCTTACTGAAGGAAGAAAACGGCATGTTTGTACATCTACAGATGTTAGATATTCACTTGTTAGAGGGTCAATTGATTTGCCAAATGTATGAGCAAAAGAACTCTTGGAACCTTCCGGCAGTCCAGAACTAAAACCAGCACGTGAAATACCCGGTTCTGGAGCAATATACGCCTCTTGCTCATATAATATTGCTTCTCTTGCTCCATCCGTACTAGCTACAAAATGCTCAAGTTGAAAGACATTATCTAAATAACTGAAAAAAGCAAGTCCATTTGAAGCCATTTCTCCACTTTCATACATCTTCAAACGTCTGTCGTTTGCATATTCAATATCCAAGGTGGACTTAAAAATAAGACGTGGATTCGGGCTAATTTCACGCTTATCCAAATACAATGTCTTCTTAATATCATAAATGGGGATACATGCTGGAATATAAGAGGTGCTTATCTCATTTGTTACATCTCGTAACTCCTCAAACGTTGATTTTTGAATACCAACAGGCCGATTCGCTACATTTAGAACAACAGTGGACTGCTTGAGTGCTAGCAGATATTCCGTGTGTTGACTTACTTCACGTAAAGCCTTTATGTTTTTCTGTTTATCGGGTGTTAAATCCATCACAAAATCATTATACATTTCTTGCCGTTGAATTGGGTCGGGGTAGAAACGTTCAGCCGAGGGGATTTCTTCAATGACTGAAGAAGGCATAATTTCACGGAGGAGTTGGTCAATGCTTTGAAATTGAAAAATGGCCGCCTTTTCTTCCTGTTGCTGTTGTTCAAGTTCAGCGACGCTAGCAGCCTCAGCAGGTGCGATACCGGAAATAGCCGGAATTACAATTGCTACATCTGTTGCTGGGTCGGGTCCTTCGAAATTAAAATCTAAACGAACTCCATTTGTAAGAATCAGGGCGTCTTCCGTGTCTGTTGTGATTAATTCACTTACTACGCCACTAGTTTCATTTGTTTCAGGGTTAATTATGGCGGGTTGACCATCTAAAGAATAAAATTCAACTGTTTCACCGGGCTGAACACCAATCATGGCCGCATAATGCCAATATTCAGATTTCGCATGGTGTAAAATTGTCCAAATATTATATTCATCTTTGAATTCGCCGGTTTCATCTAGTAAGAATTCTCTGCCAGTAGTACTTCCTTTATCATATTTAATCCTAATCCGGTCCCCTTTCTTACAATATATAACACTGCCAATGACAGGCGGGTCGCCTTCTGTACCCATGAAAATAGAGATTAGATCTCCTAATTCAATATTATCTGCAAGTGATTCAGACTCCATCTGTCCTATGATAGGCAAGGGTTCTTTTCCCATGATTAAACCCTCTTAGCCGCCTATTGCAAAAAAAATTTGAATGCTGGCTTGCCGGGATGAATATAGCACACGTGTTTAGTAATTCAAAAATGTCAGCCGATCCTAGCAATTTCTTTAATGATATCGCAATTAAGTACGCGACTTCTGAGGCTCTCTTTGCCTATCTGGAGTCTGCGGAGGGGGGTTCCCTCAAGGTAATTCATAGCAAGGAGTATCAGCATCTTGCGGTTATCCGTTATGTGAAGGGTGTGTCTGACATGACGCACACCAACACCCACTATTTCCGTTCTGTAGTCTGGAACACTGAGACAAACAAGCCGGTTGCCTTCAGTCCTTTCCGCTCTGTGCCACTGGAGGATAGCACGTTCGTTTCAAAGGAGGGTCTTGTAGTTGAGGACTTTTGGGACGGAACCATGATTAATCTCTTTCATGATGCGAAGACGTCACTTTGGTGTATCGCGACTCGTTCAAATATTGGAGGCAACTGCCGATTCTATGGGCAGCAGACGTTTTATCGTCTGTTCTGGGATACCTTTGCTGGTATGAATCTTACGGTTGGAATGATGAATCCTGAGATGTGTTACTCATGGGTTCTCCAGCATCCCACTAATCGGATTGTTGTGCCAGTTCCCGTTGCTACCCTCAGACTAATTCAGGTTGTAAAGACTGCTCCTACTTTGGACTTTACCCCGTCGATTTCTGAGTATCCAGCACTCATGAATCTTCTGAGTCGGCGTCTGCCTCTTGCTGGTACTGATGTAACAGTGAAGGCACTAGATACTATGATTGCTGCAAATAATAGTGTCTTCTGCCAGGGTTATGTTGTCAAGGATACGATGACTGGTCAGCATTGGAAGATTCGGACGCCTACCTACAAGATGCTTCATGAGCTGCGGGGTAATACACCCCGTCTTGACTTCAAGTGGCTGGAGCTTCGGCAGAAGGGAAGTCTGAATGCTTATATGCATCACTTCCCCGAGGACAAGGAGGCATTTGATGCTCTTTGGCTACGACTCAAGGCACAGACTCGGGTTCTCTACCAGACATACTGTGATGTCTTCAAGGCGAGGTCGCTTCCCAGCCGTGATGCTCCTAAGTATCTGCGTCGCCTGCTCTATGATATGCAGGACCACTATCTCAATCGTCTGCGACCGGCTCAGCTTACACTGACATGGTCTGAGTGCACGGCGTGGGTCAATTCACAGGACATTCCCCGTCAGCTTTTCCTTGCGAACTACCTGTGGCTCCAGCAGACTAAGACTTCGGCTATTGCTTTCCCCTATGAGCCGACGGATGAGAATCTGCTTGCTCCTCCTGCTCCTGCTCCCGCTACTGCAGCCGACATGATTGTGGTTGACCTTTCTGGCTCTGCTCTGCCAACCAGCCAGCTGCCAGCTGAGGTTGTACCTGTTTAAATACTTCTTCTTACAAAGTAATGTGTGGAATTTGGTGCTTATTTGGCCTAACTAAGGCTGCCGACCAAACAAAATGTGAAGAATGTGTAAAAAAGCTTCTGCCGAGAGGCCCAGAATATATGAGTGTTGTGGACATAGATCAATGTATTTTTGGTTTTACTCGGTTGGCCATCAATGGACTAACTCCTGCTGGAAATCAGCCGATGAAGTCGCCCGGAGGTGACTGGCGTGTTATCTGTAATGGTGAAATCTTCAACTACAGGGAACTTGCTTCTAGATTCGGGATTCCAGCAGAATATCTCGGCTCAGATTGCTTTGTGATTCCGTTCCTTCTAGAGCGTTTTTCATGCCGCGATGTCTGTCGGCTCTTGGATGGTGTTTTTGCTTTTGTAGCTTATCACATTCCCTCTGAGACACTTCATGTAGGCCGCGATTCATT